AAATTTATGTATGGAGGGCCGTATCCGTTCACAATTAGATTGTGTACGGTAAGCCCAACCTGTACGGGGGAGCAATAAACTTGCATCCAATACAGCAAAGTCCAATTTTGAGATTAACATCAATTATCTCTTGGACCGCGGCGAAATTCGGGATCTCCGATATTCTCCGCAATTACACGTGTTACTACATTGACAAGATGCAGCACCACTTTCGTGAGAGGGTCTCCCATGAGAACCCCCCTCTTCGACGTGACACTCCGGTATCCTACGGTACCGGTTGGATCACCAAGATCTGAGATCGGGCCGCTGGCCCGGAATACGATCTCACGAGGTTTGTAGCACGTGTTGTGCACGATTCCTCGGAGGACCGGTGGGATGCCACATTTGACCATCCACCGTTCCGCGATTAGGCTGGCTACCGAGTAGTCCAGATAATCTGTTGCCGTCTCGTAATCCGTGCTGGATACGAAGACGTCCTGGTAGACCTCAGTAACTTTCTTTGAGTTATCTCCCAGGTTTTCAACGGTCTTTTCAGTTACGTTGAACATATAGGGTTCCGCATCGTCATCATAAAACGTTTTGCAGAACTCCCAGCCATGGGATTCTTGCGACATCCCGGAGGTTGAGCTCTTGATCCCCTTTTTGAGAGGTTGAGATACAAGCTTATTCACAATATCCATAATGGTTTTGAGATAAGAAGCGCCTTTCGTCACACAACGTGTCTTACTAGGCTCTCCAACCGTGAGCAGATCCACTTTTCGTAGTTCTGCCGCGTTTGTGGTGATCACCCGGTGCAAACAGTGCCAGAAGATCAGCTCCCCAATTTCTAAGCTCTCGCGAGCTACGAATTTGATAATTTTTCCAGTTTTGAGACACCTGATCGGTATCTTTAATCCTGGTGCGAGGCGGTTAATTTCATTTGCAACCGCTTGCGTAGTTCCGCCTTCTGCGACCTTGTTTTCTTGGCACGCAGAGCGGGTAATCGATACGATGGCCTTTGTTGTTAGGCCAGTCATCGCCCAGTCCGGGATTCTCTCGAAGATAACCTGGAGTGCTGCTTCAATCATTCCGTATTTCCACGGTTCCGTAACCGTGGGTGGAATGCTCACTACTTGCACAAATTTTACCTGTGCTTGTATGCTGCAGACGAGGCAGGGCAAGCTTGCCCCACGCGTCTGACTCAATACACCAATCTTATAGCTACGCATTTCAGATTTGGGTGCGCTCAGAACGTCCCTATAAATAGGTATCGACGATTTGAGCCAGTCGGGGAGACCCCTGACTAATTCACGCAAAGGTAAGTCGTTCATCGCTACCTTCTTGAAAAGCTTTCTGGCAGACTTTAAAGACTGATAGAAAGTTGTGAGACCCAAGGCTTCCTTGGTAATCGCACCGTCTAGAAATTCATCGCACAAAAGGAACGATATATTTCTCAAATTGAAGAGGTCGAACTTTTGCCAGTTCCAAACCTCCTCAGGCACTGCTAACAACCGTTGTGTAAACATGCCTGCAACGGTCTTTAGAAGCTCTAGGAGCCTCCGAGACCGCGCGCCAATCTCCCTCCGGACGTTTGACGCATAATATTTCCCTTTCTGGACAGCCGTCCAGTTGGGGTCTGACTCCCCCA